TATTATTGTTTCTGCTAATGCAAAACCTGGTACGCCTGCTAATGCACTTGTAAGTCTGTATGCGTGCTGCCAAGGTGCGCCGTTCTTATGATATTCGAAAAAGAAGTCAAAAGGAGATCCTGATAAAGAAGACAAAAGTGCCATACCACCAAATTGATAATAGCCTGTAACAGGCGCTACAAATCTTGACGAAGCGGCAGTATAGTTGCTAGACAAATCGAATGTTTCTGTTGTCATTCCTATTTTAGCAGTCGCACCACCCGTAAATGACTGACTTGCTGTTAAATACGCTTGAAACATTATACGATTATTAAGATAGCGACTCTCAACTCTCCATTGGGTACCATTTGGTGAGTATGTTCTTGATTCGTTAGGTATTGATATAACATTAGTTGTGGTTGCGGGCGCTATTGCATAAGCAGACGTTTCAACCGTATCAGAACCTGTACTTGTAACAGTAACTGTATTAAATGTAGTATCAATCTTTTTAATAGTGATTGATTGAAGTTGACCTGTGGCAGCGGGTAAGTTAACGACCTTATTGTTCTGAGAAGCGTCAACGTAGATAACAACCTCAGTATTAGCGGTTATGTTGTATGGACTTGCTGAGGTAGTAACCCGAGTAAATCCGTCAATCGCATTAGTGAAGTTCTTAAGCGGATTAAGATTAGCATTCATGAAGGCAGGGGTTGCATTATCCCCGTTCACGACTGCGGCTGCATTGGTTATTATTGGTGTGGTAACTGACATATTATATAAAGGCTTTGAGTGTCTGTAGTGTTATCTGATTAGTAGCTGTTGAATGTAACATTAAATCATCAGTGTCTCTTTGAATAAGCAAATTAGGGTTATTGCTTGATTGCAAATAATGACTAAAGAATAGCGGGGTATTTGTATCTGAATCTACCTCGTAATAGCTAGGATCTATCTCATTCTGAGTAACGGGATCGTATAATAGATTATCAACTGAAATAAACAAAAGATCATTCGGATTAGCAACTGCGTCAAGCCACGTAATCTTCAGATCTGAGTCGGTGGTTAGGTTAGTTACTTGTATGAATTGGTTTTGACTCAGAGCGTCTAACAATATTGAATAGGTGTAGCTAGGGCGTGAAGTAGCAAGATCAAGCCCAGCGGTTGTGGTGAATAATGGTGTTGACGTTAGCGTTTGAGTAAACCCAGCGCTTACTGAATAATCTTCAACTCTAAAATATTTATCAAGTACCGACAAAGGTAGATCGCCTTGTAAGTATTCGTATTGTTGTCCTGTATTCGTTAAATTAGAAAAAGCAGGGAATGAGTTTATTTCATATGATCCAAACTCGATAGAGCCAACCGTTAAGAACTCAAACATTTCTGGATCAGTAAACTTATACAGTGTCTGATTGCCGGTAAAGTAACTAAGTGTCTCATCACCTTCATAGAACTCTGGATTAGCAAGTATCAAATCAACATCATATCGCTTATACTCAGCCCCTTGTTCATTGATTCCAGAGAATACTTGAGGTAGCCCTGAACACTCTGCATATTGCCATAATACACGCTGTACTGATATGCCTTCTTGAATACCTTCCTCCCATACAAAGAACTTGCGGGGAGTATTTGAGAATAGCCCTAATATATAGTCTTGCGTGTACCGACTATTTGTTGGTAAAGAAAAACTTAATTTAATTACAGTATCATCAAGTTTATTTCTTTCATCTCCATTTAAGCGAGCCTCACCGTCAAATAATGCCGATTTTGTACGCTCAGTTTTAACACGTGGTCTGTAGCTTAATCCTAAGTCTGAACAGTTAAAAACTATGAAGTCTCCATTACGTGGATCTCCAAATTGAAAGGGTATTTTATTGTCTAAAAACATATTACGTTATTCCATATGGGACGGGGAATCCCATGTTTGATTGACCCCCAAAGTTGTTTTGTTCAAATGATTGATTATATGAATCTGCTATACTTGAAGAGTTGCCCCCAAAATCTTTACCTATTTCATCAAAGAACGTAGCAAGGGCGTTAGTTGCTCTAGCATTAGCGACATACTCTTGACCTGCTTCATTAGTCTGTACGATTGCGTTTTGACCTTGTGGGAATCCACCGCTTGCGAATCCAGGAATATTATCAAACGTCTTACTAATAGATACCTTTTGAAACTCTGGTACATCAGGCAAGTTTAGAACATCATTAAGGTTGTTGTAGTTACGCAGTACATTGTTAACAATGTCAATAATTGCGTTGCTTACAAATTCAAACGGGTTAAGTATAATACGAGCTAACCCCTTGAATACATCAGTTAATCCTCCCTTAAAATCACCTTCAAAGAACTTCTTTATTCCACTAAATATATCTTTAAAACCCGTGGCGAAGTTCAAGAAAAATCGACCAACATTAATTAATTGTGAGCCTATCATAGCAGCCATATTTACAAAGAACCCTAAAAATATCTGACCAATCTTTTTAACTGTTTCAAAATCAACTCCTATTCCTCCAAATACTTCTTTAAATTCTTCGCCTAGTTCTTGCGTCTGCGTTCTAATACCGCCAACATCGTCATTCCAAGCTTTAGCTAGTAAACCAACACCTATTATTAGCCCGCCTATAATAAGCGTAGCAGGACCCCCCAATAAAAAGAACGCCCCTCCCAATAATCCAACCGCTAAAGCAACGCCTGTAATACCAGTAGCAAGACCAGGATTAGCGTCAACAATCTTAAGCGCTAAATCGAGATATTTGCCTAGCTCTTCATTAAGCTTATTCCAAGTGGGGTCAAGGTCTTCTCCGATTAATATATCAAGTTCTTCTAATTTAGCTCTATTAATATCCGCAGCGAATCCGCCTTGCTCAAGACGTGCTTGAAAGGCAGCTTCTGCTGCATCAACGTTTTGTCTAAGCCCCGCTGATTTAGCCAGTGCCTTTTCTTCTTGAGTCAAAGAGTCGTAGTTCTTATCTCTCAGTTTACCCTCCGCTTGTAATATGGCAAGCCCTCTCGGCCCGATTTGACTAATATATTCATCTTGCAAACCTGCCCGCTCTCCAAGCGCTGCATTTTCAGTTCTAAATTGTTGCGTGAGCTGAGCTATTCCTTCTTCCATGCCAATAGTTCCTGTACTAGCTATTTTTACAAAGCCTGCTAAGGTTTTTTCTACTTCTTCAGGATTAGTAAGACCTGCAAGCTGTAAATCTGCCGCCCCCTTAAGTAACGTAGAACGAGTAACCCCAACTTTTTTACCTAAGTTATTAAATACGTTATCAATAGCTTTGTTAGTTTCAGCGCTTAACTTACCTACATCAACATTTTCTTCTGATGCAGCTTCATCTAGTGCCTTTTGAAATTCGTCTGATACACTCTGTATCGTTCCACCTCCTCCACCGCTCACACTAGCTTGTAAGTCTTGTAATTTGCGCCGCGCTGGCTCTATATCAATGTCAAACTTGTTTTGTGCAGATGATAATTGAAAGCGTAAGTCATCAACTTGAAGCTTGAGCGTATCAACTTGATTCTTCAAAATATCCTCTTGAACTTTAGCTTGATCTTTTATTACCTGCGTTTCATTATCTATAACATCAAGCTTTTCTTCTCTTAAGTTAATCTCTTTTTGCAGCTGGTTAATCTGGTTACTAATAACCAATGTAGCGAACGGATCATTGGCAACCTCAGCCTGCGCCTTTTGAACGTCTAGTTGATCTTTTTGTACTTTGAGTTGTCTAAGTTCAGAATCAAGAACACCGCCACCTAATTGCTCACGTCTTAATTTAACCCGCTCATCAGTTTCTTTTTTAAGTAGGTTGATCTGTCTATTGATTAAATTATACTCTCTATTTTTCACTGCTATTGATTGTTCAACGGCTTGCACTGAGTCGTTAAAAGCCCGCTCTTGTAAGTCTAATTCTCTACTAAGGTTCTTTGAAGCGTTGCTTGCTCCCTCCGTTGCTTTAGTTTCTTTATAAATATTATCAATGTTGTACCCGATAGCCAAAGCCTTTTCTTCATAGCTCTTGGTAGTATCAGCAATCACCATTTTGGCATTTTGCTGTCTATTAGCGTATGCCTGTACCGAACCAGATAAACTAGCTTGAGCGATCCGAACTTGTTTGTATGACTGTACTGCATTATTAGCAAAGTCAAAAATTGCTTTAGTTGAAATAGCAGAAAAGGCAGCACCCAAAGCACGACCCAAAACCGACCCCATTTGAGTACCTTGTTTTTGTAAGTTACCTTGATTTTGTTGAGTCGCTTTATTGATTCCTTGAGATATTCCGCTATTAAGCTTACTATTATCTACCTCAAGTACTACTTTGGTTTGGATGTCTGCCATAGATATTTCGTCTGTAATTTGAATTTAGGAGGTTGCTTACCCTCTTTAAGATACGGCAAGATTGCATTAACATAGTCTATATGCTCACTGCGTTGAACTTCCATCATCTTCTGATTACTCAGCTCATACCAAAGCACCCATTTGTCATGAGCAGACAAGTATTTTATTCGCTCACTTTGTCCCCAGCTGTGGAGGTCTGAGAGGACTTTGGAGTAGCTTGAGATAAATGAGAATTTAGCAAGACTGGCGTTATTTCCCCCAGCCTTTGTGTAAAACCCAGTGGCTGTCCGTTTTCAGGTTCAGCGGATACATCATAAATCAATCTCTTCTTAACCGGCTCACGCAGGCTCATAAAGTCTTCTAAGCTGGCGACTTTAGTCTCTAAGTCTTTCTTGCGTAGACCATTAGCGATTATGCCAATGATTTGATTCATTAAGTCTAAGAGTTCTTGACGCTTGCTTGCGAGTCGTTCTTTTTGATCTTGATTAAGCCCAGCTACAACGCTTGTGCCTTTAGTGATTTTGAGAGCTAGTTTAGTAGCCTCAGTCATCGCTTTTTCGTATTCCGCTTGCTGTTCTGGTGATCTGTCTTGATTCTTCTCTAGACCTTCCGCCTTAATCCTCCATTCTTCATATTCTTCATAAATAGAACCGAGGGCTTGAATATCTTCTAGGCTTTGACCATTAGCGGCGGCTTCCCATGCTTTGCAAGCGTGAGCGTAGAGAGGGGATAGGTTAGCAAATTGCTCTTCCATTCCCCCATATAGTACAAGTGATTTAATTTCAATGTTTCCGTATTTCATACGCTAATGAACATTAAGATTTATCTTAATGTCAATTATAGTTCGATCTGTCGATAGAATCTGTAATTAGTTCCTTCAACAAATGGAATTGCTGTTAAGGTGTAGGTGTATGATGGTTCTGAATCCTCTTGAGTCATTTCAACATTAGTGATTTCAACTTCAGGGAACTGCCATTGAACTGTTTTACCAGTATCTGACTTTCTCTGTACGTTAAGTTGACCAACAAATCCAGTCTTCAAGTTCTTTCTATCAAAGTAAGTACCCTCTTGCGAAGCTACGTAGACAATTGTAGGAATCTGATCATTATATACTGTTGAGAAAGTAAAGTCTCCGCTAGTAGCGTTATAGTGATACGTAGTCTCAGATACAAGACCAGCGGTCTCTACACGGTCAAGTACAACACCTCCTGGCATTGATACTGCTCCGATACGAGTTGCGTTAAGTCCTCCGATGTTAAGAACACCAGCACTTACCGCTAATGAAGTCAAACCGCCGTTTTGAGCGTTCTGAATGTACATTACGTCAACAAGTTGACGTTTAAGTACCTCACCTTTAGCAGCCGCCATATTCTTAGCATTACCAGTTCTTACTTGAAGAGTGATTTCAAGAGTAAGACCAGTTGCAGATTTACCAACAGTGTAAAGTCCACATTTGCGATCAGCCATTTCAAGTGTATCAGTCCAGGTTCCTTCGACAAGACATTCAAAGATTGTAGTGATTTGGTGACCTAAGAAAGTTTCAGGGTTTGATCCTACTTGAATGTCATAAAACTGTGCGTTTCCAGCTGCGGACAAAGTAACATCAACTTCGCTTGAAGCAGAAGGTGCAAAAGTACCAGTATCAGCAACAGTATAGCCTGTGTAAGTTCCTACGGCGTTGCGAGCGATAAATCGAACGTAGCCATTAGAATCAGGGGTGAAGGCAGATGAAGTAAACTCAAAAGTTCGCTCATTACCAACGCTTGATCTAAGAACAACACTAATAGTAAGTGAAGTACTGGGGCTCATTAAGAAGCAGATATAGTCGCCTGATGCGTCAACAGTGATTCCTGAAAGTGTAGCACCGTCATCAGCTGCGGTAGCAGTGATAAGTACTGACTGAGTGTCAAGAGATGATGTAGGTCGTCCAGCTGTTCCGAATTTGAACACTGAACCGTTGTTTGTGTATTTACGAGCAAGGATTGGTTGAGTAGTACCGTTAGCGACTGTACCAGTTGCAATAACCGCACGTGTTGGATACTGTGAAGCATACACACGACGCTCTACTTGGTCAGCATTAGTATTGAAGAAATTAGCAATAGGCTGAATCTCTCGATAATCATCAACAGTACCTAGTCTGTAATCCGTTACGGAGTTTTTAAGTAATATAGACATAGTTTATTTATAAATTGTGAATAAGATTGTAAGAGTTACATAATAGTGTGAAGGTCGATTAGTCGTGTCTTCCCAAAATATACGTTTCTCTAAAAGTGTATTATGTAGGGGTCGGTTCTTGAACGTTTCCGTTAAAGTCCCGCTATTGGTGTATTCCCCATCATTAAAGCAAAGTAGATCAATAAGCTCGTCTTGTATTTCAATGATTTGCTCTGACATGTCTTGACTGTTAACAATGTTCTTTACAGTTGCGTTAATTACATATGGCCTAATCCAATAATCAAGCTTTTTGGCTAAACTGATTGAATCATCAGGATAGAGTGCTTGCGTGTCTTGATCGTGCTGTACTGTAATAATACAGTTTGTGTTTATATTATTTGTTTTGAGTTCTTGCTCACTAGGGTATCTATAGAACGGTGCTACATAAGCCCCTGTAAGTAATGAAATAGTTGACGTTTGCACTGCTTGATCTACTAACTGCGAAATAAACAAGTCTAATTGTTTAGAATTAGGTTGTTTGAAGTCCCATGTTGAGCGTGTGTATGTCATATCTTGTTAAGTGGTGGTATATTAGCGTCTCGTGGTTTGGCAGGTCGTGGTCTACCTGTTGGAATACTTGGTGCAAGTAGTTTTTGGTTTTTGAGCATATCAACAGCTCCTTTAACATCGTACTTTCTAGCGCCATATTGAGCAGATGAGCCTAACCCGTTTCGGGGTGATGGTGCATAAGGTACGCCGTTAGTCTCAAAACTCCATTCTATTCTATTACCAATCCTGTCCTGCTTCATAACTGAGTTACGATCAAGTGTACCTTCATCATAAACTCTTAGTGTCCTCACTGCGTTTTGAATTGATCGTGTGCCTTCATTTTCAAAAGCCTGTCTTTGTCTCGTTGCATTATCAGCCCACTCCTTTTCAATATCTTGAATTGCTCTATTGAGTGAAGCTTGATTAATAATGAACTTAGTCATATGAGATACAGAATCCTTCTTTGTGCCGAGAGCCTAGAATTGCAAGTCCTCCTTGTTTGATAGGTACTTTGAGTTGAATCTTGTAGTAATCGTAAGCGCTGGAGTCTATAATTCCTCTTCTATTACCAATTTGCGATAGATTAAAGCTAATAATATCATCGTTTCTAATATCAGCTTTATCCCATACGATATAAAATCGTTTGCCTTCTTGTAATCCAGTGGGATAGAATTTATCAAAGTCACTGTTACTTGAGATGTCTTCTAAGAATATAAATCCCTCGAATACAGTCTCTAGTTGTGAGTTACTTATTCCCTCCGTTGGATTGCTTAGGTTCTGGCTTGCTCTTTGTATCAGTACTCTTGTCTTTGGTAGTGTTGTCGGCATAGATTAAACCTGTAGTTACGAATTGATTAAACAACTCTTCGCTTCCGAGATAGTCAACGATCTCAGCTTTTGAAGCCTTTACCTTGCCTAAGTCTTGTGCGTGTGATGGGTGAGTTAGAATGTACATTAGAATGGGTATTGTTTCTTTACATTGTATTTTTCAATTATCGCTAGAAATTCGGGTATTCTCGTTGGAGTAAACAACTTCAGAGAAGTCAAGTCATTATCACGATAAGTAACTGATCTTGTTAGGGAGCGTTCAGATTGCACTGTATACGCTCCTGTACCGTTACTCAGAGATTGGAAGTAAGCATCTGCCATTTCTGCCATTACATAAAGCAAGTCTGGTGGTATAGTTGCGTTAAATCCCTGTGTTCCCGTTACTCTAATAGTTTCAAGTTCTCGGATATGTGAGCAGATGAAGTATAGCTCAGTAATTGGCGTGTAGCCTTGAATACGTGGAATCTCTAGCGAATAATCAGAATCTTCAACTAATAGTGAATACTGTGGGTTTGATATATACCCTCGTTCAACTTGTGTTACCGTTTGCCATGCCCCTATTTGGAGAATAACACCGTCTAAAACAAATTGGTTTTTTCGTTTGGTATTCTTGAACACTACCGTCTGAGTTCCGGAAGGGAAGTCAAAGTCAAGCCCTGTTATGTATTCAATATCAGTAATTATAGCGGAGATATAAGCGTTAAGCTCAGTGTCAAAACAGCTGTCTTCATTCCCTTTGATTGCTCGTAGGTCATTAGCTTTTATCTCCCATGCCATAATTAGTTAAGATTGATTGGTGCGTTACCAGCGGTAACTTGGATTTGAACAGTACCAGTGTTAGAGTCTCCGCCTCGAATAAAGCGAACATATCTATCAGTGGTGATGTCTTGGATTGCAGTAGCTCCTGAGAGTACGTAAGCATATCCATTAGCAGTAATTGTTGCAGCTGTTCCTAGAGTAACCCAGTTAGTGCCGTCTTGTGAAGATTGAGCAGTAATAGTGATGTTACCAGAAGAGAAGCCATCAGTAAGAGCAACTGCCTTGATTTTGTTGTAGTTAAGAACGTCAACCGCGTTAGTGTCGTCAGATGCTGCAAGTGCAGTTCCGAGAGCAGATAACACGAGGCGTTCTGGTCTTGCGACTAGGGTAGTGAATGTGCGTGTAGCCATATAGTTAGTTATTTTTTAGCGGGTCGTCCCCTTTTCTGAGTTGTTTCAGATACTTGCGTATCGTCCTGTTTTTCTGATACTTCAACATCGACAACCTTAGCCTGTTCTGATTGACGTTTTTCACGTTCTGCAAGTAGTTGAGCAATTTCATTGTCAAGTTCTTCGTCAGAGCGAAAGGTGGCAGGGATATACCCCTCTATGCCAACTCTATCCTCATATCCCCATTCAATAGCCTTTTTGTAGAGCTCTTCGTCAATGATACGACCAGCTGGTCCAGAGTATTGATTTTCAGGTGAGTAGAATGATGATTTGATTACGTATTTCATATAAGGTTAAGGTTTGTCTTAATGTTAGAATTGTCAACTATGCAACAGCGTAGTAGTTCCAAGCTGCAGGAGCTTTAAGAACAGCAGCCATATAAGTTGCAGCACCTACAGTGATTTCACCTTCAAGGTAGCTTTGGCGATCGTTCTGTGGGTTGAATACAGTGATTGTATCAAATTCAGCAGCACCTCGGTAAAGTCCTAGAGTGTAAGGAAGTCCGAAGAGTACAGCAGAGTTAGTACCTCCAGTTTGAGCTTGGATAACGTTTGAAGCGTTAACAGTGTATGTTGAGAGAATACCATTAGTAAGGTAGACTGGGAATCCTGCGAAGTATCCTACGAGTCCAACGGTTGGTCGGCGTCCATTTGGATAGTCAGCTTGGAAGTGTCCAGCTGAGAATACAGTAGCGTTCTGGAATGCACCGTCAGCAGTTTGCTCACGAAGCATCTTTGAGAATACAGTATTGTTCATCAAGAACACATGACCAGTTCCTGGCTGAGAATATAATCCTCCAAGGTTTCCGATCATTGCAAGCATTGCGTCAGTGATTGGTCCATAGGTAGCAAGTCCAGTCGTGTTGATTGCAGCAACTGAAGCATTGCTAGTAACAGCAGCAGCAGCTTTGCGATCAGCAAGAACAAGTTTCTCGTTCTCAAGAGCGTTCTCGAAAGAGGCGATCAACTGAGTTCGATCAGGAGTTCGTGCGATTACATCTTCACAACCTTGAATTTCAGCTCGTTCTCTTAGAAGAGTAGCCGTTCCAGTTGCGAAAGTAGAGATTTCGTTGTCAGTTGCAGTTCCGCAAGCGATTTGTGAGTATGTACCGTTGAGACTAAAAGAGTTAACCGTTACATTGTGGTTTTGGTTAGTCTTGTAGTCTACACCAGCCTCGATGAATACACCACCTTGAGTACCAACGAAGGTAATAGGAGTATCAACACGAGTTTCAATAAGTCCTTGTCCAGTTGCAGCACCTGCACCAGAAAAGGTCTTAAGGTTGTCAATTGATTGTCCAATGATAGGAGCGAAGTCAATTGGTGCTTGGTTATTAGTAACCAAGAATTTGTTAATTGTATTTACCCATCTAGATGCACGTCCTGAAACGTCAGTACTAAGTTGAGTAGTTTGTTCTTCTACGTTAGTAGCCATATTAAATAAATGTTTTTTCGTTGTTAATTATATATTCCGCATAATCCCCATAATAAGCTTTAGCGGTTTTAGTGTTGTCGATTTCCTCAGCTTCTTCTTTAGCAACCTCCTTAGGTTCCTCAGTAGTTTCTGCTTCAGTCTTCTCGTTCGTGATTTCTTCAGTTGATTCCTCCTTAGGTTCCTCAGTGGGTTCCGCTGTAGGCTCTTCTTCATTCTTCGCGTTTTCTTTAGGCATGCAAGCTTTTAACTCTTCAATATCAGTCATCATAGAATCAATTTTGGTTTCCATTTCAGACATCTTTGATTCGTACATAGCTTTCATTTCTTCAAGTTCTGTTGGTTCGGATACCTCCTCAACAACTTTCTCTGTGCCTTCTTCCGATTCGATACTTGGTGTTGCATCACCGTTTTCGTCAGCGTCCGTCATAGACTTAATGTTTTCGATGGTTTCCACCTCACTTGATAAGTCAAATTCTTGACCGTTCTTTGTGAAGTTTAGTCTGTAAGTTTTGCTGTTGTCGATAAACTCAACGCAACCTTCGTTGTCTGATGTGAATTTAACTACGCCAGCATTGTTTGTTTGCACCCCCTCGTTGGAAAGTACAGACTGTGCGTTGCTTGTTAGTATATCATACATAGCATTAAGACAGAAAGTTAATGTTGACTATTTTACAAATAATGACTAGTCAATGACTATGAAAAAAATTGATAAGTCTTGGCAAGATAGACGTTATATTAACGCTTTGAACGTAGATAAAGAGCAGGCTACTATATTAAAGAATAAAGCTAAACAATACGCTTTTACACGTGCTCATTTACTGCGTGTGATTATTCAAGCGTATTTGGATGGCAAGCTCGATATTTCAGAATATCAGCCAGACTGGTCTAAAGAATATTAACTTTATATTTTGATTTAATATTTACACGATACGGCTGTAATACTGTATACTCTCTATTCTGCTCAGCACTAGAAAAGATAATTGACTCTATGTTGAAGCTTATATTCTTAGCTATTTCTTTAATGCTTTCACGGTAGCCTTCCGCATTACCCTTTTGCAAATAGGCCAGTGTTGTATGTGCTATATAATCAGGGTACTCTGACTCGTATGGTAGTGTCTTTAATAATTCATTTGCTTTGTTGAATCTTTCGTCTGCCATTTCGAGAACTAAAACGTCATAATCGTCTTTTTCAAATATAGTTACACCAATACACTTTGGGTTGATTTTAGTATTATAAGTCCCAACGAGAGTAAAAACATTAGTCCAGTCTTGTGATGCAAATAGTACGTTTTCTATTTGTTCTTTTGTCACACTAGGCAATAAGCCATATAAAAGCGTTGTGTGTGGGTTCTTTTCTATTCCATCTTTTATTGGATCGTTTGGATCAACATACAAATCTTCTTTGCGAATAATCTTAGTCAGAGGGTTCAATATATCATCTTTGTATTTCGCCATCACACAACCGTAGTTTTTGCTCTTTTTATTAATCAACTCAAACGGGATTTTGCTTGCCGTCTTCATATTAACAATCTCGTCTTCAAACTCTACATCAACATAGTAGTGATTATCATTATCAACATAGACCGTTTTAACGTTTCCGATTGTATCAAAGACTTTTACTCGTTCCCCTAGCTTGTACTGCTTAGCCAACTCTTCATCTGTAACAACGGTAAACTTAGCTTTAGGATTGGCTGGATCACCTGTCACTGTTAGCTCATTGATCTCTACCTCGGTGTCTATGCGTTGCTTAGTCTTTTGATTGGTCAACCAGTTCAATGTTTTCCAGTTGAGTGAAAAGCTTGTCTTCTTGTTTGCTAAAATATCTTGTATTAATTCTTGATCAGTAATATTAGCAACAACATCAATTTTCATCTCTAAAGGTTTTGGTGAGTCAATAGAATAGTCTTCAGGTGCGTATTCCATGTTGAGTACATTACCAAGCTGTCTGTTACCATATTTACGCTCAAAACCATGCTCAGCCATGATCTTACCACCTTTATCAATAAACTTCTTATATGACTGTTTAAATGCGTTTGGCGAGATAGTGATTGATTCACCATGCTTATCAAGGTGATTAGTGGTTGCAGTGCCACGGATTACAAGCCCGCCTGCTGTTAATGATTTGGTGTTGATTATAAAGTCGATCATACTAATTTAATTAATTTCTTTCCGCATTTACAATTTATTCTTTCGCCTGGTGTCTCCCCGTTGATTCTTTGACCATAGCGGGCTGTCATGCCTACCAATACAAAGTGTATCTCTCTTTTATCTATTGATCTGCTTAATAGCCATTCCCAGCCAATATTATTGTTTTTTTTTGACACAATATCAACCGCAGCATTGTAAGCCCTGCCAGCTTCATTATCGGCCAAGAGCTTAGCACGGTCTTTAATCCTTCGCCTGAATAGCTCCATTGCTTCCTTGCGGGTCGTTGCCATTGTAAGGACTGCCATGATAAGCCCTACTGTTGTGTCATCTAAGCTACTTGACACTAAAGGACTGTCAATTGAATTATCTCCGCCGTTCTCTACTCCGAGTAATGACTCAACTCTTTTATTAGCATAGTCAGTCACTTCCTTATTGACCTCAGCCCTTTCTGCGTTTGTAAGCGATAAGCCTAATTCTTCAATCTGATTAATAGCGTCAATCTTACCAAGAGTCATTAAGTAGTTAACATAGTAGGTCATCAATCCAACGTCTAAGAAGCTAGCCAGCGGCGTTAGTTCCTCTCTGATTTCTTCCTCAGTAAGTGAGCCATCAGCGTCAACGGTCTTCTTGTTAATTATAAAGTCAAAGGCGTTGATCTGCTCAGTGTAAGCCTGTTCAACCATGTCTTGAAGCATTTTGGCTCTATCGTTCTTGACTACTACTTCGGTTGGTGAAAAGCCCTCATCACGTTCCTTTTTAACCAGTTCTAAAAACTTCTTGATTCGTTGCTTATCATTACCGTTTAGTGACTTGGCATTTTGAATGTATGATTTAATGTATTCAGCGGATACAACCGACTTAATATTCTCTTCTACTTCGTCTTGTGCTTCATCAGTCTGAACATCTCCCTCTTTTAGTTCACCCTCTTTAACAACATTAGAGCCGATCTTTCTGAACTTATCATCATACTGTACTTCATCATCAGTATAACCCAAGAATCTTGTTTTTGCTTCGTATGCTGAGAATAGACCGCTTGCAAATCCAGCGTTGGCAACCTTCATCATGTCATCAAGAGTACTGATAACCATTTCATTTGGCTTCCATATTAGCCCTGCATACTCTGCTTTATTAGCTACTACCTGCAATACAAAGTTATTGATAAATTGCCCTACCATAGCTTGAGCGGGGTCAATCGTTTCTTCTTTGTAATTCTGCATTACGGTTTTTTGCTCACCTTGTCCAAGGCCTCCTGTGGATACTTTAAGTAATTGGTAAGGGTAACCAAACGCATTAGCAGTCTTAACAGCTATGTATTTCTTTTCTTCAATGCTCAAGCGTGCTTGGATCTCCTGCTTAATTTGTTTGAGTTCTTTTACTCCTGTATATACTCCTGTCTTGTAACGTGAGCGTGGGTCGTTGAGTTGCTTGGCAGTTTCAACTAAAGCGTCCAATTCGTCTTTTGAAAGTCCCTCATTTGGGATAATAGCAACGCCAAAGAACGAGTTGTTTAGTAGGAACTGATTGAAGTTATCTCTATCAAGGCTTACTTGATTAAGATCATCATAAAAAGAAGTTAGAGGTGATTTACCAAAGAACTTAGAATTGATTGACGGTATTCTGAATACTTTAAAGTCATCTTTAATATCAAGCGTAGTATACTCAAACCTCCATGTAAGCCGTTCGATCTTGAACCCTTGAGTTTGCCAAAGAGTTACTTGCTCACTTGGTATTAGTTGGATCTGTTTAGTAGTATCTTCTTCATTGAATAAAGCAGGGTTTACTTGTCCATAGATTAAGCGGTGTCGAACTAGCTCAGATGTTAACTCTTCGAGATTGTACTCAGCATAGAGCTTGTCAGTTAGGTCTTGATCTACAACACCATCTTTATCATACAGTTGACCGCCTAGAGCTGCGACTCTCTCAGCAATCTTATCAATAGGTGTTTGTACTTCATTAAATACTTGATAGTAAGTGTGGTAAGTATGGAATGGTGGGGGTGTTACTATGAACTGAGCGTATTGTTGTAGGGAGGGTGGTAGAGCGGAGATTTTGAGATTGTCCAGTGTTTGTGGTACAGAATAATCAGGGCGTGCAATTGCAGGCTTAGCTTGATTGAATGCACTGAACCCAGCTCTGATTCTATCTTGTAGTCTCATATTCCGCTTAATATCGTCTTTATTTTATCTAACTGGCAAATAATGACTAGAAGATAATACCTACTACTTTTGCCTTCTCTTTCATCTTGTAATTATCTAAACATCCCGAGATCATATCAACAAAGTCATCATGCACTCCTTTTTGTGGGAATGCCAGTAATTGATCCAGTGCAGTCTTGTTTGATTCATGTTTGTGGGGCAGTATTATTCTATTAGCTATGAAATGTGGCTTGTGTGGTGTAAAGTGGCTTACCTTATCCGCTGAATACTTTAACTCTTCAATAGGTAAACTTAACCCGTATTCTTCTTTTGCCAGTTTCTTAATCCAATACCCAAAACCTTGATTAGCTTTCTCATCATAAGTAAATCGTCCTACTTCGTACCCTTGAATTATAAGTTTTTTATAGAACTCGATAGACAAGCGGGCTTGCTTTTCTACGTCTAACTTTTCGAGGATATAGTCGAGTAAGTAGTAATTGCTGTCGCTACCTTCTCCAATCGCTCCTAAACAAAAATAGTCGCTTGTTTGCTTGCCAGTATGGGTAGTATCAGCATGTAGATATACTTTCTTAATCTCAGGAAGCTTGACTTGATTAGCCTGCTCTTGTGCATCAGTCCAGAACCTTAACCAGTCAAACTTGACCATACCACTGCTTACTAAAAGCGGATTACATAAATATTCTTGGCTAAATGTAAACTCATCTTTTGCCATTTCGTTAAGCTGGTCGGTTGTCTTCCAATCTGGATCAACCGACTCACCGTTAATCAAAGCAGGTATCTTTAGTTTATCCCAGTTATGGTATGGTGGTTCACCTTTGAATATCGTCTCAATTATATCTGTAGGGTGCAAGGGTGTGTTTAATATCTCCATTATTCCTGTCTCTGAAAGTGCTGGTGTCAAGGCTTTCTTATACCAATCAAGAGACTTCGTACGCATCTCTTCACTCCTTACATCTTCATCATCCATTATATCATCTGAAATAATCTTTGTTGGCCTTGAACCTTTATCAAGTAATCCTCTAGGATTTTGTCCTGTTGAGATAGTTCTTATTCTTGTTTTACCAAATATTGTTAAATCGGATTTATTCCATGAATCTTTGTCATGTATTGGCTCACCGTATATCCAGCGAATATTCTCGTTAGTTTCAAACTCGTCTTTGATAGCCTTGAGTTTGTCAATACTCATCTTATCGTTATATGAGTTAATAACTACGTACGAGTGCGTGTTGTAGATAGCTTCATATACTCCCGCTAGTACGAGTTGAATTGAAGATTTGCCCGCTCCTCTATATGCTTTGGTTGCTTTGTGGGGCTTATTCCTTACCCCTATTTGAATATGATCTAGTAATTGATAGTGTACGTCTTTAAATGATCTGTAAAAGTAGTGTGGTAATACGAGATATGCAAAAAGAGCTATTAACTCTGGATCTGCTAAATCTTTTTTAATAGATGCTTTTGTTATTGTGTCCCCCTGCGATTTGATACATCGCTCAATATTGGCTTTGTATTCTTCAACGTATCTTTGATTAATCCTTTTTACCATTTGGGAGTAATGTTAATGGCACTGCTAAACTTTCGCCGTCTTTACCCGTCATCTCTTGGCGTGTGCTGAACTCACCTTTAAGTTTACGCTCCAAAAATTTCAAAGCCATATCGGGGTCGGTCTTGATCGACTTGACCAGTGTTTGGCGTGCTTCGAGGACTGGTCTTTGTTTCAAAAGCTCTTTTCTGAGGACAAACTTTGGGTACGTTGCTTCATAATCATAAAGAGCATCTTTAGAAACCCCAGCATAAAAGCACGCTTCTAAATCAGTACAACCAAGTGCCCACGCCTGTTCAAGTTTGTCCACGACTGAACCGTTGATTTTTGCGGGTCTTCCAGTCTTTTTCTTTTTAGGGTCTACTAAAGGTCTCGGCATAACTAAAATAACATTTCTGGTAATTCTTCTAATTGAATATCGGGGTTTAACTCATAATTCTTTTTCTCAATTAGAGTTTTCAAAGCTTTATTATTTTGACTTTCAAAGTTTAATTCTTGGTCGATATCGCTAAAAACAAGACTGGTAAAGTCTTTATAAAATGAACACAATTTTTCGTCTTCGATAATCGTGAAACTTTCCAATCTTTTATTTTGATTCAGATTCATAGATGTTTGAATTAAAACGCTCCAATTATCGTTATACATAACAATGAACTTAGCGTGAGTGGGGATAGTTCTAATACAATTCCTACCAAATGCCCCGTTCAGAGTTCTAACATACGAGGGCTGCCGGGCTTGAAAGCTTGGGTCGATGATCCATCGCATGTTTTTTATTTTGCCGTACTTAACAAAGTTTTCTGCTCTTTTAAGACTTGCATTCGCCGCAGTCCAAACTGCTAAGTCAACTGAACACTCCCCAATTTGATCTGCTACATGCTCAACAATATCAATAAGATTATATTGACCAACGCTTAAGCAATGATACTCAAATCCCTTTTCTATATTTGGCAATCGCTCAAACTCTGAATTAAGTATCAGTCTTTTAAGTGGTGATACTTTCTTTTTGATTGTTGGCATAATTTTCTAAATATTTTTTAATTGATATGTTTTTTAACTCCGCGAACTGTTTTATCAAGGTATGGGTTTCTTTATAAATCTCAATAGTCACGTTTTCGCGATTTAACTTTTTTCTACCTGAATTTATTCTTTTTCCTCCTCTAGTCATGATTTAATTTTAGCTCATTTATCCGATTAAGTCAAGTGTTTTTTCATAGCTTTATTGACTATAATGTTCTCAACTTAGCCAAATGTTTTAAGGCTTGCTTTCAAACCATGAAATTCTTCTTTGCTTATTACTCTAGGATTATACTCTGCAAATTGCAGATCGCTAATGTTTAACTCTCTGATGTTCATAATCGCATAAACGCCTATTATCTATGTTTAGTCAAGTAAGGTTAGGCTGTCGGCAAGCATAGCGTGTCAATATATTGCATGTAGACTTTTATTTGATCTGCTATTTTCTGATTTATATTTTCCATTTTAACTTTATCAATAGTAATCTGCTTGCTGTCATACAATCCTACTGCTACTTGATTGAATAGTAGATGTTCTATAGTAATTTCATGATCTTTGTAAAATATTTGTCTTAACATGATGATTGATTATTATATACTTTTAACCCTTCACACCAGCCTGTAATGAAATCACAGTAACAACCAGGGCCTTCTTTGATCCCTGCTCTATTCTGAGCTTCAGTATTGATAGTATCTTGAGAATTTAATAACGCTATAGTTCCAAATGCTGCTACTGTTAAAATAAATGCGAATATAATGTGATGTAGGTTCTTAGTTATGAAGTGCATAATTCTGAAATAGTGTAATTAGTTTTGTTTTTCAAATAGATGTTTAATGTATCGATAGCATGTCGCCGTGTTAAAAATACGTTACGCTTAGTATCAAAGTCTAGTAAGTCGGAACTGAGGTAAAGGGTATATCTTTTGACAGTGTAACCGTTGCCTTCTTTAATTATTTTGTATTCTGTCATATTCTTGTTTTAATTTATTCTGTAATTCTTTCCAGTCGTTTGGGTATTGTTGCATGTAGCACAGTAAACAAAGTTCTGGTTGGTATCTGGTGATTGAAATATTACTTTCATCGCTCCATTGATAAATATGTTTAGGGCATGAAATACACTTGCAATTGTTACAGTTACTTACTTGTTTTTTATGAAATAAGGTTTTGCAAAAATAACATTCTTGTGTTTTCATGAGTACATTGTAGGAAATTAACTAATAGTTGTAAACCAAAAGTGTGTAGTGAGGGTTAAGACTACTTCTTCAACATTCTTTCAATTATGTATGCAATCGGTAAAATGATATAGAAAATGAGCATTAATATTGTAGCTGTCATAATAAATAATAGTTAGTTTCAAGTTTATTTGTGTATAAATTTTCTTTGACTTTGTTATTTGCAGTTGCTGATAATGTGGATCTATGCTCAAAAGAATTTACCAAGTTCAACGTAGACTCATAGCTACTAAGATATATTGTATATTTGCTTTGCTCTATCCAGCTGTATAGCATTGCGTGGTCTACCTGCTCCTGATATTTAGCTGTATTAAAATAAGGTGGGTCAAGATATATAATAGTCTTATCAATAGGTGCTGTTATTGATACTTGCTCGTAAGATACATTGCTTATTACTAATCGCTCTAATTGCTCTAAATGCTCTAATTGCTGTAATCGCTCTAATCGCTCTAATTGCTGTAATCGCTCTAATTGCTGTAATTCAAACCTCCCTTCTATCTTCTTCTCTTCTATAAACTGCTTTAATAGTTTGTTTCTTGTCGCAGAAGTTCTATCATAACTATTTGCCATAAGGGAATCATGTGCTTGTTTTTTTATAGGCTCAACTGATTTGCCAAATAGGTAGTCTGACTGATTGTTTCCAAAGCTCCAGCACACTTTTGCAAGCCCTGATCTCCAAGTATCCCCATTTTTTAATAACTCAAATTCTTCTCTTGAAATCCAATTGAAAAAGTCATCTGTTACACCGTCTCTTTGTATCTTTCTGAGCAATTCACAAACACCTGTATTAAGATCATTGTATATAACTTTCTTTCTACGTTTCAAAAACTCAAAAGATATAGCTCCACCTCCTCCAAATAAGTCATAAACATATTCAGTTTCTGGATAAGCTGTAAGTATATGTGTAACTATTTTTGACGCTAACTTGCGTTTACTCCCCATGTACGGTAATCCAATCATAATCCTTTCTCTTTATTGTCTAAATATGTATTCACTGACTTAATCATTTTGTTCACATAATCTGGACTAAATCCTTGAGCAATAGCAATTGAGCTAAATACAAATCTGCAGACGTCTATTATTTCTTTTCGGGTGTATGTTCTTTCTTTTTTCATATTATTGTTATTATTCTCCACCTTGTATCAAGTGGCTTATTGTCATATCTCACTACAACCTCAATACTTACATTCTGAGGCAAGTAAATCATATTTTTGTTATACCACTCAGTTAGCTTCTTAACTGCTCCAGAAGTGCCGTTAGATTTAACCTGAACGAGTTTTATTTCATAAGCGTTAAGACATATAAGATCAGCTATCCCAAAAAAGTCTACTGACTTATTAAATTTACTTGAACCTTTCACTCGCTCTACTAAGTAACCTCTATCAATAAGAAGTTGCTCATATTCCTTTTCAGCGTTAGCTCCTTTAATTCTGGTGTTCATACAATCAGAATAACATACAATTTGACAATACGCAAGAAGTAAATTTAACTTAGTGTATGAATCAAAGTTTTACGGCTTATAATAGATTCGAGGTTACAAAAAATAACTCCCAATTAAGGGAGCTACTATAAGTTTACGGCTTATATAGCCTTTATAGTATAATTTTTATAACTTGTCAAATACAAAGCCGTCGGTGATAATCTTCTACCGTTGGATAATGACAACGCTCTAGTGCAAAGATAAAAGATGAATCGTGAACAGTTACAGCTCTTATTGACTAATAACCAAACTCAATAATCTGAAAGGCTTGGGCAACTTAATTTGTGGAACATACAAAAGGGCAGTAGCAATACTGGATATGTAAGCCTTAACCACTGAAACTATACAACGATACGTTATACTGTATGATTGCTTCTCTATCTTCTCTAATTTACTTTGGGGGGTAGGGGGGCAACTACCAACCAACTTCAACATTACCTGTATGAATATGTTTTAACTACCCTTGACAACACTCAAATAATGTAGAATAAATAAACAATGAATGATACAACCATGATACGAATTACGCCTGAGGTTAGAGAGAGATTAAGAGAGTTAATCAAACAGCTTCCAGATACAGCTGGTAAGACTTATGACAATGCAATTAGAAGACAGGTCAATTTAGAGTTGCAGTCAGAAACGAGAGGAAGACCCGTAGAAGACTTGACAACATTATAATAATTACGTATACTAATATCAGAGCAACTTAAGCTCATTTACTTATGCAAAACTACACAGAACGGGTTGAGGCGTTTATCTCAACATTCAAAGACAACTATATTGATGAAGCTAAACTATGTTTTAGTTTAATGAGTGAAGTTAACTTAGATATTATTCAAAGCGAATTACTCGAATACATTAGAGATTTAGATCAAGAGATGGAGGAGTATGCTTTATATCTTCCAGAGATTGATATTGCTGAATATTACGGCTCTCGATTATCTGAGATTAAGCCAGATGTTAACTATCAGGATTTGCTTAATAAGCGATCTAAAGCACAAGAATTATTTAATATTTCAGAGCTATGCGTGATTTATTAACTATGCTCAGAGGGTTATTTATTTTAATCCTCCTTATTTTTTCTTTTATTTATTCATTTAACTTATATTCTCAATCTTATGACAACTCAATCTACATCTCAAATTAAACTTAACACACCGCTTACTACTGATGAAATAGACTTTAGAGTGCAATCAGTAGGATCATATAAGAAAGGTACTGAAGTGCAAGTATTCGCTATTATGTTAGCGTATAAAGATGCTCGGGTTGATATGAAGAGGCTTGACGATGTCTACGGAGTTGATAAATGGCAAAAGACTTATGAGATAATCAATGGTAATCTTTTTTGTAAGGTTGGTATTTACTCAGAAACTCTTAGTCAATGGATTTGGAAAATGGACGTAGGAGTTCCTAGCAAAACCGAAGGAGTCAAAGGAGAAGCCTCAGACGCTTTTAAGAGGGCTTGCTTCAATCTAGGAATTGGTAGAGAACTATACGAATACCCTTCAATTTTTATTAACCTTAATGAAGGTGAATATCAACAAAAAGGTGATAAGTATGTTATGACACCTAAATTCCAAAAAGGTCTTGTATGGCAAAGTGGCTTCAACGTAGACGGTAAACTTGTATTACTGACCTGCGTTGATAGTAATGGCAAAACAAGATTTAATTACTCAGTAAAATAATTATGTATATATTAATTGACATTGTTTACGTATGAATGAAAAAATATCAAAACTAGCAGGATTGTTTTCTCAGGTAGCAAGCGAAATACAAAATGATCCTACTCTGAAGCAGGGTGAGAAGTTCCTCCTTCTTCAAAGACTTATGGCAGATATTAAGCCCGCTACTCAAGCCTATGACAAAATGAAGAAAGATATTGAGAAAGGAGTTAAGAGCTTAGTACACTGCAATGGTGAAAAGCAATCAGAACCTATTGAATATGACGGTGCTGAGATCATTATTAAATATTCATACCCTCCTGACTCACTAGACGCAGTTAAGCTTGAAAAAGCACTACAAGACGCATATAGTGAGATAGGGGCAGAATATGACTCTAGTGAGTTCACTAAACCATCAACAATTAGACAAACAGTAATAATACAATCAATCTTATGAAGCAAAAACTAGAAGACAAAGAGCTTGAACTAGAAAATGCAAGACTAAAGTTTATGGTGCAAGTCAAAGATAAGCACATAAAGTATGTTGAAGAGCGGTACAAAGAACTTGTAGAATACTGCGATTCTTTGTACGAGAAATTACTTAATTAAACAACTAAATAATATGAAATACTACACAAACAAACTAAACATCTTTGAAATAGAAGAAGTAAGAAGGTTTATTGATTCAGTATCTCAAAGTAAGGGTAAGCCTAAAAAGTCTTGTAACCGAATTGTATATAATGTTATACGCCAACTCGGAACAGATAAGTCAAGATTAAGTAGCGTGCATATTTTTGAGAAAGAACATGAAAATGTGTTTAATACTATGAAAGAAGCACGAGACTCACTTATAAGCAAACTAACAAATGAAATTCAAAAAATACTAGAACTAGAATAATATGGAAACTGAAAATCTAAAAGATAGACTAATCGAACTTAAAGCATACATTAACTTAATCCAACAAAAGAAAGAGCTAGATCACAAATTGCGATACGCTCTTAAAACAATAGAAATAATCCTAGAAAACTTAATTAAATAATATGTCTAAAAAATACGAACTAACTAACACAACTATACAGCACAACGGAGTAACACTCTATCAAATAAAAGCGTTAAAGAACTTTGGTAGTGTATCTAAAGGAGAACTCGGAGGATACATCGAAAAAGAAAAAAACTTATCACAAGAAGGCAACGCTTGGGTCTATGGCGATGCTCGTATCTATGGCGATGCTCAGGTCTATGGCGATGCTCAGGTCTATGGCGATGCTTGGGTCTATGGCGATGCTCGTATCTCTGGCGATGCTCGTATCTCTGACGATGCTCGTTTATGCGCTAAAAAAGA